ATTAGGATCTGGAGCTAAAACAAGAATTAGTACATTAGAATTTGGCATAACAGGATTTACTAAAGGCAGTGAAAGTAATATTGACACTGCTAGAAATAATTTAGCATCTGCTATTGAAACAGCACTTGAATCTGATATTACTCGTAATGGAAATGCACTAGATACAGAAGTAATTTCTATTGAAACAGATGCTGGAAGTTTATTTCCTTATGGTGCAGTTCTAATTACAGTAAGAGTCATTTATGAACATCAAGCTGGAACACCATAGGATTTATTATGTCAAACAAAAAGATAAATAAAATTATAAAAAAAATTGATAGTATAGAAAAATTACATGATAAAGAATCTATGCTATGTGAAGAAGTCAAAGATTTACTTGAAGAATTAAAAGATCAAGACGAAGATTTTGAAGAAGATTTCGAAGATGAAGAAGAAGAAGATATTGACGAGGAAGACGAATAATACTATAAACTAATAATTAATAAGGAGAAAACATATGGCTGTGCATCATGGTAAAGAGGGAGAAGTTGTAGTTGGCGGTTCTGCTGTTGGCGAACTTGTTTCTTTTACATTAGAAACTACAGGAGATGTTGTTGAAAGTACAAAAATGTCTGATTCAGCAAAAAGTTTTATTGCTGGTAGAACATCTTTTTCTGGAACATTAGAAATGCATTTTGACGAAGCAGATAGTGTGCAAACACAATTAACTGCTGGAACAAGCATAACTTTTAAATTGTTACCAGAGGGAAGTTCAACAGGCGACAGAAAATTTGAAGGTGCAAGTGTGATTACAGGAATGTCAGTATCACAACCTTTAGATGGAGTTGTTGCTAGATCAGTAACTTTTCAAGGAACAGGTGCTTTAACAATTGGAACTGAATAATAATTTATGTCAATTATAGATAGAGTAAAAACTCATTTTGAGACTCTTAAAACTATAACGATAGAAGTTCCAGAATGGAAAGATGAAGCAGATAATCCATCTGTTTTTTATTCTGAACCTTTAACGCTTGAAGAAAAAAATATCATATTTAAAAAGTCAAATAATTTTCAAGACTTAACTGTACTTGTAGATTTATTAATTATGAAACTTCAAGTCAAAGATGAAAAAGGTAATCTGAAAAAAGCTTTTAAATTAGAAGATAAATTCGAATTAAGAAGAAAAGCAGATTCTAATGTTATTGCTGGAATAGCTAATAAAATTTTAGCTGACACTTCATACGAGGAAGCTGAAAAAAAGTAAGAAGCGATCCTGACATAAGATCGCTATTAGTCGTTGCAGATAGACTCAAAATATCAATAGCTGAAGTTTTAAAAATGCCTGTTAGCCATTATAATTTATGGTTAGCTTACTTGCAAAAAGAACAGGAAGAGTATAATAAACATAAAAGGTAATCTTTATGTGGAAAGTAACTAATGGCTAGTCAAAAACTTAATATAGATATAGTAGCACGAGATAAATCTAAACAGGCTCTTAATACATTACAGGGAAATTTAAGTAGATTAAAGCAATCTGTATTTAATTTAAGAAATGCTTTTATAGGTTTAGGTGCTGGTGTAGTTCTTAAAGGTTTTGTAGATGCTGGTATTCAGATAGAAAATTTAGAAGTTCAATTAAATGCTTTATTCGGATCAGCTAAAGAAGGTAAAAAAGCTCTTAAATCTGTAACTGATTTTGCCGCTGGCACTCCATTTGAATTAAGAAATATTCAACAAGGTATAACTGCATTAGCTACAGTAAGAAAAAGAGCTGAAGAGTCTGGAGTATCATTTGACGAATTATTAAAAATTACTGGTAATACTGCAACTGTATTAGGTGGAGATTTTGCCTTAGCCGCTTTACAAATTCAAAGATCCTTTAGTGCTGGAATAAGTTCTGCTGAACTCTTTAGAGAAAGAGGTGTTAGAGCTATGGCTGGCTTCAAAGAGGGAGTAAGAGTTAGCACAGATGATTCAATAAAAGGTTTAGCAAAAGCATTTGGAACAGGTGGAGAGTTTGGAAACCTTATAGATGATTTAAGTAAAACATTATTCGGAACAATATCAAACTTAAAAGATGCTTTTTTTATATTTCAAGTAGAAGTCGCTAAAGGTTTTTTCGGAGCATTGAAAGATAATTTAGGAGATTTAAAAAAGACAGTTGAAACAAATAAAAGAACTATTGCAGATTTTGGAAATACAATAGGAAGAGGATTATCTTCTGCAATTAATGGCACAGTAAAAGTAGTAAAATTTTTAAAAGAAAATATTTCTATACTAATTGCTACATTTAAATTTTTTATAGCTTTAAAACTTATTATATTTTTTAAAAATTTAGCAACATCAATTGCATTAGCAAAAACAGCAATGCTAAGTTTTAATGCGGCAGTAAGAAAAAATTTATTGATAGGAGGAGCAGCTTTAGTAATTTCTCAACTTGATGTTATAATTTCTAAATTTAAAGAATTAACAGGAATTGGCGTTGATGATATTGAAAATCAATTAGCACCAGGTTTAAAATTAATGACAGTTATTGATAGATTTGGAAATGAAATAAAAATAGTTGTAAAAGATTTAGAACATGCTTCTAATATTATAGACATTGATATGCTTCCACCTATTAAAGAAGCTGAAACAACTTTTCAAAAAATGGTTAGACACATACAAGAAACTATAGGTAAAATTCAAGAACTAAACGAAGATGCATTAGAAAAGGCACAAGAAAAATTTAGAAACATTAAAGATACGATTGCAAAAAGTGTTAATCAAGGTATATCTAAAATGTCAAATGCTTTAGCGAGATCAATTATTTTAGGAGAAAATTTAGCTGAATCATTTAAAAAAATGGCACAACAATTAGCTGTAAGAGTTTTAAGTGCGATAATTGAAATCATAGCAAGAAAAACAGTAGAACTTGCAATAGAAAAATTAATAACTAAAGAAAAAGAAAAACAAAGAAATTTATCTGCGGCTTCTGGTAATCCTTTAGCTATATTATCATTCTTTACAGGATTTTCTCAAGGTGGTGCAGTATCAAAAGGAAAACCTATCGTTGTAGGGGAGCGTGGCCCTGAATTGTTCCTGCCAAATCAAACAGGACAGATTACTCAAAACGCAAGAGGTACTTCTGGATCTCCTGTCAATGTTAATTTCAATATCAATACTGTTGATGCTAGTGGCTTTGAAGAATTATTAGTAAGATCAAGAGGAACAATAACTCAACTTATTAATAATGCAGTCAACGAAAGAGGAAGGGCGGCTTTAATATAATGGCTGGTGCATTTCCTATATCTTCATCTGCATTTTCAACAATGGGTATTAGAAGTATTCAAAATACAATAATATCTAAATCTCAATCAGGAAAAAAATTATCAAGACAAATAGATGGTCAAAGATTTGCTTTTACTGCATCTATAATTACAGGAAAGAGATCAGATATTTATGGAGAGCTTATGGCTTTTATTATGAAACAAAGATCACAAAAAGAAAATTTTACAATTATTCCTCCAGAATTAGAAGATGCTAGAGGTGTCGAAACAGGCACACTTGCAGTTAATGGAAGTCATACTGCTGGCGATACAACAATAGCTATAGATGGTTTTGCAAGTGATACAGCTAATAGATTACGACAGGGTGATTTTATAAAGTTCAATGGACATACTAAAATTTATATGGTTGTCGCTGATGTTACAAGTTCGTCAGGAGCTTCGACAGTAACTATTGAGCCACCTTTAATTTCTGCATTAGCAGATGATGAAGCAGTAGCTTATGATAATATTCCTTTTACTGTTCATTTAGTAAACGATATACAAGAGTTTGGAGTTGTTGGTGCATCTAGTACAGGCGAACTATTATATGAGTTCGAATTAGATGTCGAAGAAGCTCTCTAATGGCTAAATACCTTGTAAGACATTGGATAAACGTTGATGTTATAGCTGAAAAAGTTATTGATGAATCTGATATTAATATGCAAACAAACGATTTAGGAAAGCATAATATCCCTGATGGAAGTTTTAGTTTTGTTATGATAAAAGATAGCGAGAAAATAAATAGAACAACATACGAAATTTATGACGAGAGCATTAACTACAGCAGTAAAGAACGAACTAGCGACGAATGAAATACGACCAATTCATCTTATTACTATTGGTTTTGCCACTCCTGTAAATATTACTGATAACTCATTTTCAATAACATCTTCTGTATCTGGAAGTTCTGTAACTTATGTAGCTAGTGATTTTATATTAGGTATTTCAAATTTTAGTGAAGAAACTGATGTAAATTTATCTCCGATTACTTTGAGTCTTTCAGGTGCAGATCAAACTTTTATTTCTACAGTTTTGAATGAAAATATTACTAATGACGAAGTAAAAATATTTAGAGGTTTTTTGCAAGATACAAATGTTCTTTTTAGTGATCCATTTCTTTTATATAATGGACAAATTGATAATTTCAGTATTTCAGAATCAGATACAGATTCATTAGTAAATCTTGATATAGTTTCGCATTGGGCTGATTTCGAAAAACGATCTGGACGTAAAACAAATAATACATCACAACAAAGATTTTTTTCAACAGATGTAGGTATGGATTTTAGTTCTCAAACAGTACAAGATATAAAATGGGGTAGGGCTTAATGATTAAAAAATTATTCAAAGCAGTAGCAAAAATATTTAAACCTGTTGTCAAAATATTTCAAAAAGCAATTTCGTGGTTGATACCTACACCTGATATTCCAGATTTCGGACAATCTGAATTTGATGATTTTGAAAAAGGTATTCTAGTAAATAAACAATCTAATGATGCATCTATTCCTGTTGTATATGGAGAAAGGCTTATCGGGGGCACACGTGTCTTCCTAGAAACATCTGGATCCGACAATGAGTTTTTATATATGGCTTTAGTAATGTGTGAGGGAGAAATAAACTCAATAGAAGAAATACGAGTAGATGATAAAGTCGTTACATTTTCAGGTGCTTTAACAGATAATACTCAAAGAACAGTAGCTAGTTCAGATTCTAATTTTTATAAAGATGGAGCAAGTTATATTACGATAGAGCCACATTTGGGATCTGATGGACAATCTGCATCAAGTTTATTATCAACATTATCAAGTTGGGGTAGCAACCATAAATTATCTGGAATTGCATATCTAGCTCTTAAATTTAAATGGAATCAAGATATATTCGGATCTATTCCAAAAGTTCAAGCTAGAATAAAAGGTAAAAAAATAGTTACATTAGCATCTAATCTTTCAGAACAAACTGCATCTTATTCAACTAATCCAGCATTTTGTATTTTAGATTATTTAAGAAACGAAAGATATGGAAAAGGTATTGCAACAGCTGATATAGATTTACAAAGTATTTATGATGCATCACAAGTTTGTGTCACTCAAGTAACTCCATTTTCTGGAGGATCTAATATAAATCTTTTTGATACAAATGCAGTTTTAGATACATCAAAAAAAGTAATTGAAAATATAAGAGAACTAATAAAAGGTTGTAGAGGATTTTTACCTTATTCATCTGGAAAATATAAATTAGTTATTGAAACAACAGGATCAGCTTCTATTACATTGACCGAAGATGATATTATAGGTGGATATAATTTATCAAGTCCTAGTAAGAATGAAAGATATAATAGAGTTATCGTTACATTCGTTAATCCAGATCGAAATTTTCAGGCAGACGAGGTACAGTTTCCCCCTGTGGACGATTCAGGTTTATCATCATCGGATCAGCACAATACAATGAAGACTGCTGATGGGGGCTTTTTGCTAGAAGGTAGGTTTGATTTTAAAACATTAACAAGTCCATATCAAGCTGAAGAAATGGCAGAAATTATTTTGCGTAGAAGTAGGCAAGCACTTCAACTTTCTATTAATGTAGGATTCAATGCATATGATTTAGCTATTGGCGATTTAGTAAATATTACACATGCATCATTAGGATTTTCGTCAAAAACTTTTCGTGTGATGTCTTTAACTTTTAATGAAGATTTTACAATTAGTTTAGATTTAGTTGAGTATCAAGGGAGCCATTATACTTTTGCACCAAAGAATCAACAAACTACAACACCATCTACAAATTTACCTAATCCATTTGTCATACAACCACCAGCTTCATTAACATTAACAGACGAAATGATTGAATATTCTGATGGAACTGTAATCACTAGATTAAATATTTTAGTAGGAGCTTCTCCAGATTCTTTTGTTTCTAATTATCAAGTTGAAGCTAAAAAATCTACTGAATCCGATTTTAAAATAATATCTACAGGATCACAACTAAACCATGAATTATTAAATGTCATAGATGATATTGATTATGATGTGCGTGTAAAAGCAATTAATAGTTTTGGAGTATCTTCAACTTTTATTTCAGCTACTAGAAAAATTGTAGGTGCAACAGATACACCTAGCGACGTTTCTGATTTTAATATTTCAATGACAGGATCAAATCAAATGCAATTACAGTGGAGTCCTGTAACAGATTTAGACATTGAATTTTATGAAATAAGATATTCTATGGGATCTGGATCTACAGAGTGGTTTAATACTTCTCCTCTAGTTCAAGTTCCTAGAAGAAAATCAAATAGTGTAGTTGTCAATGCATTAAAACCACCATTTAATTTATACATCAAAGCAGTTGACAAACTAGGCAATGAATCAGCTAACGCTACATTAATAGCTTCTAATGTTATAGCTTTGCAATCCTTTGAAGATATTTCAACAATCAACGAAGAAACTGCATTTGCTGGAACATTTACTAATTCATTTAAGGGAGAAGACAGCAATGGAACACCAGCCATAACATTAGATACAATAACACTTTTTGACAGTCGTAGTGGTAATTTTGATGATGCAGATTCTAGTGGATTCTTTTTTGATACAGGAGGATTAGCAGACAATATTACAGGATCAGGTAATTATGTATTCTCTAATACATTTTCTTTAGATGCAGTTTATGATGCCACATTTCAAACACAAATAACAATGGAATCAGATGATCCTTACGATTTATTTGATTCTGGTAGAGGAGCTTCCCTTTTTGATAGTGCTCGTGCACCATTCGACGGTAATGCACCTACAAATAATAATGCTATCATTCAAATAGGAGCTGATGATTCTAGTTTATCAAATATAACTTCTTTTAGTACAGTTTCACAACAAGGAACATTTAAAGGAAGATTTTTTAAATTTAGATGTGTGATGGAGTCTTCTAATAATAATGCAAGACCTGTAGTGACAGGATTACAAGCTAAATTAGTATTAGAAAAAAGAACTGAAACAGGAGATGATATTGCATCAGGAAGTTCTACTAAATCAGTTACATTTACAAATGCCTTTTTCCAAATTCCAAACATTACAGTAACAGGGCAAAATTTAGCTTCTGGGGATTTTTTCGTAATTACAAATAAAAGTAAAACAGGCTTTGACATTGTATTTAAAAATAGTAGTAATACTATAATAGATAAAACTTTCGACTTCCAAGCGCGTGGAGTAGGGTTGAAAAATTAAAAAAAAAGGACTATAAAGAACTATGTCTCAAGTAACCGACGTAACACTAAACAATCAGGCTTTCGGCACTTTTCGAAGCGAACTAAATTCAATTTTAGGTGCTTTGAATTCTGCACATGTTGGTAGTTCAGCACCTGGCTCAGTAACGACAGGCACAATTTGGGTGGACAATGGTACATCTGGAAAATTAAAGGTTAAAATAAACGACGGATCTGATAATGTAGAATTATTTGAAATTGATATATCTTCAAATGCAATAACAAGTAATATGTCAGTTACAGGAACAATAACAGAAGCGGATCCAAATGCTTTACCATTAGCTTTGGCATTAGGATAGGAGAATAAATGGCAAATACTTTTAAACAAATCAACTTCGCAGCAGAACCTAATTCTGCTGGAACACCTTACGTAGTTTACACAACAGCTTCATCTACAACAACAGTAATCATTGGTCTAATGCTTACAAATATACATACAACATCTGTAACAACAGAAGTTGAATTAGTATCTACAACAGCAAATAGAGGTGGTGCGAATAATGTAGCAAATGGAACTTCTTTTTTAG